AGCTGGATTGATTTGAAAGCTACGTCGATCGGCGAGAGCAACAAAACAAGCGGCGCTTATCCGACCGTTCAGGCGGTTTATAACTTCGTGACCGCGTTTGTTGCATCTGCGATCAGCGGAAAAGCAAATACTGCCGACGTCAACACGTCACTCAACACAAAAGAAGATCTTTCCAACAAGGTTCCCAACAGAACCGCGATGGATAATCTCAACAGCGAAACGCAATATCCCAGCATCAAAACGATGGTGCAGTATACCGATGAAAAAGCGCTGGGTGTACAAGCGCAGGTGGAAGACGTCAAAGCCTACATCGGCTACACCGAATCCGATATTCTCGGCTTGTGCGCGGATTTGGAGAACAAACGCTTTACCCGTCTTGCAGGCGCGGAAGGACTCACGGCTGGCGAGGATTTCGACGGCTTCTCCATGTTTGGCGGACGCCGCCGCTGTAACGTCGCAGACGACGGCACCATCAACGCCTTTTACGGCGACGCTGGTTATACCGAGGACGGCTCCAACGGTCAGGTCATGGTTTATCAGCCGAAATTCTACTACAAGGTGGTTCCGCTCAAGCTCGAAAAGCAGTCGAGCGGACTCGGCTATCACATCCGCAAGGCGAATTACTACGTCACCGCAACGCCGCACGCGGGCTTCAAGCTGCATCCGCTGTTCTATGACGCGAACGGCAACGAGGTCGAATACGTCCTGCTTTCGGCATATGAGGGCAGTCTGTACGACGTTTCCGAGAGCGCCTACATCAACGACAACGCGCCTGGTTCCTATACATACGCGCAGGGCGACTTGCTCTGTTCCGTCGCGGGAAAGAAGCCCATCAGCGGAAAACTTGCGGGAATCGGCGCCAAAGAGAATTTTGAAGCGATGGCTCAGGCTCACAGCTCTGGCTGGCACCTTGACACGATCAAGGCGTTATCGGCAAATCAGCTGCTCATGGCAATCGAACTGGGACAATTCAATACGCAGGCTGCCATCGGCAAAGGCGTTGTCGACAACGCAAGCAACGGTGAATACAACTGCGCGTCCTTAACAGGTTCCACCGCTGCGCTCGGCAACTCGACAGGAATGGCAAGCGAAACCATTTACGAAGACGGCACAGGGACGGAAACCTACACCGCAAACGGCAAGGTATCCGTCAGCTACCGCGGTATGGAAAACCCGTGGGGCAATATCTGGAAGCATACCAACGGCATCAACCTTTGGGGTGATGGTCACATGGGCGGCGGTCAGGTGTTCATTTGTGATGATTTCAGCTTCTATGAAAACAAGCATGATGGAAATTATCAGTCAGCAGGATTCACCATTTCCAATCGTGGCGGTTATATTTCCGCATTTGGTTATGGTGATGGAGATTATGACTGGTTGTTCATGCCTTCTGAAACCACTGGTAACAATTCACTTCCTGTTGGTGACAACACCGGGTGTGAATTCAACTTGAAAGGTGACCGTATTGCTCTATTGGGCGGTCGTTGGAGTAACGGTGATAGTGCGGGCGGTTTCTATTGGCTTTGTGGCGCTACGCCCGGCGGTCGGGAGTCCTATATCGGCGGTCGCTTGCTGTATGTACCGACAGCGACGGTTTAACGGAAAGGAGAAAGCACATGACAGATTACGGTATTGTGAAAAGTACGGTCAGACCCGAAGCGAAGGTCGTTGACGAGTATTCGGTGTGGGTAAATACCGACATTTCGGAAATCAATGACGGCTGGGAATATCACATGGTTCAGTACACAAAGGACGAGTACATCAAACTGATGGTGGATAAGAACGCCGCCCTGGAGGAGCAGCTCACGGACACACAGCTCGCGCTTTGCGACGTGTATGAAATGATCGGAGGTTAAGACCATGGCAAGAATCTACGCTGATTTGATTAAGAAAGGCTGGAAAACCATCAACGACGTACCCGAACACCTCAGAGCCGAGGTGGAAAAGCTTCTGAACGGTGACGACGGTGCGGAGTCTGATTCTTAAAATACTGGGAAAGGAAGTGAAAGAAATGATTGCAGTTATCTATGCTTCATTGATTATCAAGGGCAGAAAGAAGTTCTCGAATGTTCCCGCATCCATCCGTGAGCAGGTCAAGCAGATTCTGATTGACCTCGACTGCGCAGAGCTGGCGGAGTAATAACACACAGGAAGGATGAAAAGCGGTGACGAATGAAGAAATCGCAGTAGAGCTGGCTCGTCAGGAACAGCACCTGAAATCGCAGGCGCATCGTATTGACGAGCTGGAAGAATACCAAAAGGAAACGCGTGATCTGGTGCGCAGCGTGGACAAGCTCGCGCAGTCCATGCAGACAATGGCGACAGAGCAGGAGCGTCAGGGCAAGCAGATTGACGCGCTCGAGTCATCGAAAAGTGATACATTCAAGTATTGGCTGCGGACGATTCTCACCGCAGTTGCAACGGGTTTAATCGGCTACGCGCTGGCAATGTTCATGAAATAAGGAAAGGTGATTGTATGAAGAATCTCAAAAACAAGGAATGGTGGGCGGCGGCAGGTGTCCGCGCGCTCAAGACCGTCGCTCAGACTGCCATTGCAACCATCGGCACGACCGCGCTGTTACATGAGGTCAACTGGCTCATTGTCGGTTCCGCGTCCGCTCTCGCGGGCGTGCTCTCGATGCTGACATCTATCGCGGGTCTGCCCGAGGTGGAGGACTGAGCCATGATTGACGCAACACACGAGGAAATCGTCAAGGCGATGGCATACGGTCACGACCGTGAGCGCATCAAGTCCTGCATGCCGTCCGTCACAGATGCCGACATTGACAAGGTAACGGCAGAGGAAGTCACCGTGAAACGGGCGTATCTCCGCGAAATGGGGTATATCAAATGATTAATTGTGTGGATTTGTCCACATGGAACGACAACGTCAACTACCGCGCCGTCCGCTCCGACGGCGTGGTGGCGGCGATTCTCCGCGCAGGCTACGGCAGGGAAGTATCTCAGATCGACAGCCAATTTGAAACGCATTATAGCGGATGCCGTGACGCAGGCTTAAAAATCGGTATCTATTGGTACAGCTATGCGGACAGCGTCGCCGATGCAGAGCAGGAAGCGAGAGCCTGCCTTGCGATTCTGAACGGCAGGGCAATCGATATGCCCGTATACTTCGACATGGAAGAAGCGTGGCAAACCTCTCTCGGCATGAGCACCCTAACCGCAATGGCGGAGCGGTTCTGCGAAACCATCAAGGCGGGCGGCTATCGCGCGGGCGTGTATTCCAATCTGAACTGGTTTTACAATTATCTCGACTATGACTATCTCAAATCGCGCTATTCTATCTGGCTGGCGCAGTGGTCGGGATCCTACTCGCTCGACTGCGACATCTGGCAGAACAGCGAAACGGGGGACATCAGCGGCATCAACGGCAACTGCGACACGAACGTTATCATCAACCGGGACGTCATCAGCGATGGTAGCGACGCACCCGAGCCCGAGCCGTACCTTGAGCCGACCGAGGAAACCAACGTGCAGGAGGTTCAGCGCTGGCTCAATGAAAATTTTAATGCCGAGCTGGACGTTGACGGCATTTACGGACGGCTGACGAACGCCGCTCTGGTGCGGGCATTGCAGACTATCCTGAATACCGATTTCGGCGCGAATTTGGACGTAGACGGCATCTTTGGACGCATGACAAAGAAAAGTATTGTCAGCCTCGAACGCGGCTCACACGGCGATTATGTGCGCGTTTTACAGGGCTTTCTGATTTGTCACGGCTACGACACGGGCGGCTTTGACGGCAATTTCGGCGGCAGAACCGAGAGCGTGGTCAAGACGTTCCAAAGCGTCAGAGGGCTGTATGTGGACGGCATCGCGGGACGGAATACGTTTGAGGAGCTGGCGAGCTGATTATATCAAAAGCTACATGACAGTTGGTCATATTTTCTTGACATTTCGGAGAGTAGGTGATTCCAATGTTCAAGTAACGCACATTTAACGCACGCCGTGTATTAAACTGTATTTATATTTCTTGTTACCAATAATTCAAAGTATACTTTACATTTTCGTTACCAACAACAACGCCCCGAGGTTTTCGTCTCGGGGCTGATTTTATGCTATTTCATAATTCACAATCGGGAAGCAACCGTTTTCGTCCTCGTCGCCGTAAACGGGGTAGAGCCTTTGTCCGTCGTCAATATCCCAAAATTCGCCGTTCCAACTGTTCATGTCGTAGTTGCTCAACCAATCAGCGAGGTTTTTGAGGTTGTCAAACGTGGGGTTGCTGATTGCCTTTTCTCTTAATTCCTGATAATCATAACGTGTCATTTTTTTCTTCCTCCAATCCTTATAGTTGCCGTTTTTAATTCTGCTGTCTGTGTTCGGTGTGCTTTCTTCTATCAGCCAATCCCGACCAACCTTGACCGCAGGCAGCTTTCCGCGCCCTGCTTTCTGTCTGGCTGTTGCAGAATTGATTCCGACGTTTTCAGCCCATTGTTTTAA